CTTTGTGTTAATGTGGCAAAATAAGTCTGTCCTATTTGAATTCCAATATGAATACCTATGATGTGCCAAGTATTATTGGAATAACCCATCATAACTGTTCCACAATCTCCTAGTTTTATAACACTAGGTAATTGTAAACCTAGAGTTGAGCTAGTTATGATCTTTTCATCACAATCCCAAAGTCGCAAACCAGTAGTGTCACTCTTATCTACTAATTTAGCAGACATTTTTGGATAGTACGTTAAAGGTGCTGTATGTCGGTTTCCATTAGATTTTATTATAGTACCTGATTCCATACTAGCAACAGTTTCTTCGTCGGTTAGCATTTTCGTTAGATCTTTAAATTCTGGTATTTTAGTCATACACTTATAAAATGCTAAATCTCTTGATCTATTTATACGTGTGCACACAACTTCGGCATTATAATCTTTTCCATTTGAGTGGAATCTAATAACAGATCTTTGTCCCACATCTGGCGTTCCATGAGAAACTGTTACAAATTCCCTACCTCCTAATGCTAGAGCAAGATTCATCCCATAAGTATTATATATTTCTACATAATTTGATGTTATTTTATGGGTTACTGCATCTAGTAAATCCTTTTGCTTTGATTTGGCGTCTTCTGGTAATGAGTTAGGTCTGTTACATGGCTTTGCTGATAGAACTGACATAACTAGTTGTTGGTTAGATCTCCAGAAGTAGTCAAAAGAACCATAATCTTCCTCATTTATTGAGGCTCGGATTAGCTCTTTGACAGCTTCCTGATCTCGATGATACTGTAAGTCAATAGGTCCTGGACAAGAATTAGATGTTCTCCATTCATGTTCCCAATCATTTAGTGCTTCTTGGAAACCTTCCTTCATAGCTTCATTTCTGACTTCCTTAATTCTTGCTTGATCTCTTGTCATGAGAGCACCTTTGTATTCACGAATATGCCTCATTAGTTGAGATGATTTGTCAACACTTCCTCCTGAATCGTTGTTTGGCTGAATGCTTTCACATTCTTTATCAGTAGAGAAGTGCTTATAAAGTTTGTATAAGCCTGTTAGAACTGCTCCTGTGGCACATACACCCAATAAACCTATGATGATTTTAGTTACAGTATGATTTTTCAAGTAGTCATAGACTCCTGTGTTAATCCTATCTTTTATGGTCTTAATTTGGGAATATTGATGTCTCCCTAGGATCAATATTTGTGGTGGTTCATTTTCAAATAACAGGAAAATAGATTTTAACACTGATACTGGAATTGTCGTACAGGTTCCTGTTATCTCTTTAGTTATTTCCCATACAATGTAATCTTTCCATGCTATTATATGTTCCTCTTCAAAGGTCTCATATTTTATTCCTTCTGGCGTGTAAGTCATCTTCTCCTGAAAGCTTTCAACTCCATCTCCAAGATATAGAATATTCTCTACCATACACACGGTTTTATCACCCAATTTTATTTTCATTGTTGCGTTTGGTATCATTTTCCTAAATCTCATAGCTAGATTTTCCATTATTTCCATTATGTTTTCATAAGTAATTACGTAGTCTATCGTCCATCCATTACTCAATCTAACGTCACTCAGCTTTCTTTTCACTTCATGAGACGCTTTTATATAACTGCCTTCA